AAGCCGCCGCCCCAGCCGAAGCCACCGCCGAACAGTGCCAGCAGCAGGATTATCCAGACCCAGCCGCCCGCGCCTCCGAATATACCGTCGTTACAGTTGTTGCTGTTGTCGTTACCCATCGCGTAGCCCATTGCAAAATCGTTGCTGTCGCCCATAAGTTGCACCTCCGGTTATGTATTTCAATCGGCGCTCATCGCCGTATTGATCGTTATCTGTGGAGCTTAACTCCCAACTGTCGAGCGAGGTTATTTACATCCACGCCCCGGCGCTGCGCCTCCGCATATACCATCTGCTGTATTTGGGCTGGCGTTTTGCCGTTAACCATGCCCAGTACCTGCCCGATCTGCGGATTGGTCTGCGCCATGCCCATTAGCATTTGCATCGGATCCGCGCTGCCGCGCATCATCTGCGTCAGCAAATACGGATTAATCATCGGCTCTGCCTCCCCTCATGTTGAGCATCTCTCTGAGCTGCCTCACCTCGGTCTGTAACTGCTCAAATGCGTCACGGCTCACCCACTGCTGCTGTGCTTCGGCAGGCTGCTGCGCGGGCTGACGGTAAGCAAACTCCCTCAACTCTGCCGCGCCGTTGGGAGCCACCGCTTTGCCGTATATCATGCCGTGCTGCATATCCACAAACAGATTTAGATTGCCGTCCGGCAGTACAGTCGCCGCTATGGCCTCCTCGCGCCCGGTCACATATCGCGCGTATAATGTGCCCGGCTGCTGTGTAGTAGGCTGCTGACCTATCTGCATCGGCTGTACCGGCTGCTGAATTGGGCTGCCCTGATTGACCATAGGTGTGTACGGATTGCCAAAATAGTTGACGCTCGGGTTGTATGACGGATTGTATCCGTAGGGCATGCGCATCACCTCCTCGACAGGCTGATTATCTCAAATTTCAACTTTTCGAGGGGGCGGGTACGATTGTTGTGCGCTGTAAAAATGTGCATTTATGTGCAACTTTATTTATAAAAACTATTGACTATACCTCATTTTTGAGGTATAATATATATGTAAACAAGCAAAGGACATGAACGGAGGATGACATCATGAAAACTTACATTCAGCAGATCGAGGGCAAGTGGTACGCATACGCCGCAGATGAGTCTAAGTATCAGGTCTACAGCATCGGCAGTGATAGCCAGGGTGCAATCGATTCCGGGGCGCGTTGTTACGTTGCTCGCTGGACTGATTCTGGTGTTAAATACATTGCCAGTCCGTCTCCCAGCCGCAATGCCGCCTATCAGAAGGCGCACCGTCACGGTGAATACAACGGTGAAATCAAGTGACAAGGAGTATAAGACCATGAAGAAGACCGTATACGAAATCCGCGAATACACTGTCCAGATCACCATCCGCCGCATCAGCGACCTAAATCAGCTGCGCCCCGGCTGTGCGTCAGACGATACCGATCCTGTGCTGGTCGCCACCTACGACGACGAGTCCGCCGCCCGTAAGCATCTCGACCGCCTCATGGGCAGCGTGGACATCAAGGACGCTTATGTCTCCGGCAAGGTCGCAATGGTGAGGGAATATGGCCTTGAGTGTAACGAGGTCTCATATGACGAGGATGGCGACATAGATTATGTCGAACCCGGCTGGGTCGATTTCGCAAATTTCCCCGCCGAGATCGAATATCTCGGAACGACCTACGCCTACAACCTGCTCGGCGGCTGGATGCCCGTCGAAGAAGAAGAAGAGGAGGACGAGCCTAATGACTAATCGCATCACTGCCGGTGAATATCTCCACTGCCGCGATCTGGACATCATCGACGATTTCATCGCCGACGACGAGCTCGATGATCACCGCGACGAGCTCCTCGCTAAAATGCATGTGGCCGCAGAGCAGATCGAGCACGCAGCCCTCCAGATGATCCTCGATCTCTATCACCACGCCGCAGCCGCCTATCAGCCCGATGCGCACACCAGCAAGGATTTTGACCTCCACATGAGCGATGTCCGCCAGCATCATAACATCGGTTTTTTTGACAGGGAGGTGCCCGCTGATGACTGACCATCGCACCGCTCCCCGCAAAACCAACGACAGCCCCATTGCCCAGTACAGGCTCAAGCGCGGTCTGACGCAGACACAACTCGCTGAGTTGGTCGGAACATCGCTTGCTACTCTCCAACGATGGGAGGTCGGGCAGACCGTGCCCAAGGCGACGATGCTGGTCAGGCTTGCCGCCGCGCTGGAATGTGATGTCGCTGATTTAATTGCATAAAAAATAAGCCGGAGCATTACGCTCCGGCCTTTTGTTGTTTTTCGGGCAGTCGTATTAACATCCGCTCCAGCTCGGGCAAAATCACCTTGTCCAAGCGGCGAGAGATGGTCGATCTGTCCATATTGTGCTCAACACCAACGACGATAAGCTCCATCCGCCATACGACGCATTGCGCGGCGATTGCCTTGTCCTCGGGGCTGAGTTTTGCGATATTAAGCAGCGCGGCGAATTCATCCGCCGTCATGTCGTCAAACTGTGGATATTTCCGCCGTGCTCCCGTATCGCATCACTCTCCCTCTATATCGTTTTTTACCTCCGGCAGTCCTGCGATGCTAGTCAGCACCGACACGATGCCAGCCATTACGGACACAGACGCGACTGCGAGCCAGTCTACATCTACAATGCCCACCATCTGACCTGTTAGCATACCGACGGCAGTCTGGGCGACAGTTTTGATGGCGCGGACACCCGCAGCCTTGAGCCAATCAATCATATGCTTAGTCATTTTAATCCCTCCATCAATTTGGCTTGTGATATGCTTTAAGATCTCTTACGTCATGCTCCAGCTCGGTAGCCTTGCCCTCAAGCTGATACACGCGCTCGATAACGCTGTTGTGCTTATTGACCTTTTCCTCCAACCGCTCAATGCGGTAGGTTGTCAATTTGTTTGCGGTGACAATGCCGCCGAATGTGCCGATCAGCGTACCCATCAGCGACAGCAGCCCCACTACGATCGTGCTGTCCAATGGTCACACCTCCACCCGGCTGTATTTGGGCGATACCCAGCCGTTGCGCCCGTCGGGCAGCAAAACGGCGTGCCAGCCATTAGCAGCGGTAGCTATAAGCCCCAGCACATCGCCCTTGTAGACAACCGTCACGATGTCGTAGGCAGTGCCAGTGCCCTCACGGATGTTGACAGTTTTGACATTCTCTCCGGTGATGACTACGCGCTGAGTCGGCTCGGAGGTCGTGCCGTCTGCGCCGTCGTCCTCCTGCGCGGAATCCTCTGCGATGATGCCCATCAGCTCGGCATGGCTCTTACTGCCGTACATACCGTCTGCATCCAGCCCGTTTGCACGCTGGAATTTCTGCACGGCGGTGACCGTCTCCGCGCCGTACTCGCCGTCCGCGCCGTATTTGGGCAGCTCATATCCTATCTGCATCACCAGCTGCTGGAGCATGCGCACATCCTCACCCGTGCTGCCGCGCTTGAGCAGTCGGGAGCCGAGGCTTCCGACCTCCACAGGGGCAGCAGGCTTTTCGGGCTGTTCGGGCTTTGCATCGTAGATTATCCACGGTAGCTCGTACCAGTGAGTCCATTTGCGCCCGGCTAGTTTTGTGACGACGCAGCCGTAGGCAAATCCGCGCCATTCCACGACCTCACCATTGCCGACATATATGCCCACATGTCCGGCAAAACGCACCGCCACACCGGGCTTGTCCGGTATAGTCCCGATACTGCCCCACGGCAAGCCCTGCTGTTTGCAGTATGCGAACATACCGTCGGCTGATTTGTCCGGGCAACCGTGAGATGAATATACGGGCTGTCGAGTACCCAGTTCTGACCAGATCGCGCCCTTTATCGCGCCGTTGACGCAATCGCCCGCTATCTGACCGGCGGCAATGTGTTTGCGGTAGGTGCTCATTCTGCCGCTTGTGTAATGGGAGGGATACTGCTTGGCCTTGCGCTGCAAAAGCGCCTCTGTACAGGGGTTGTGGTAGCAGCCGTACCAGTACGGGCGTTTGAGCCGTGCCTGTTCGCGCAGCCATGCGACATAGTCGCTAACATGGATGATTCCCGCCATAATGTCACGCTCCTTTTTGGTTATTACAAAGCCGCCCCGATTGGAGCGGCTTCAAATTTAATGATTTTTCGCGGCTGTGCACAACACAGCAGCAGCCCAGCCAACCACGGCAGATACAGGGATTATCCATAGCAGATGCAAAATGTTAATGTCCATATCCTCGCCTCCTTATGGTAATTTTCCCACAGCCATCCACGCCACCGTGGTCGCACCCGTACCCGTGCGGTACAGGTGCAGCTTGAACCCGGTGGTCGTATAGTCGGATGCAGATGCGTATCGCACCGCCGTGTACGGCGCTGCCGTCTTGGGAGATACCGCCACGAATTCGGGAGCCACCGCGAACGCCTCCGGAAAGGTGACGTTCACCGTGGTCACCTCGTTTGCCACGGGTGTTATCACCACCGACCCGGTCTGTATGCCGCAGTCCGTGTACCTGTGGTCGTGTCCGTATGCTATATTCCTGCCCATATCATCCACCTCACTTGTAGGTCACGTTCAGCGTCGGTGCGCCGGAACCTGTGCCGTATATCTTCGCATAGCCGTAGGTATAACTCTTGCCGTTGAATGTGCCCGTCCTGCCGTCGTATATCATAAGTCCCGCGATGCTGCCGTTGGCGAGTGCCTGCACCGCGCTTGTAACATCCACGCTGCCCGTTGCGCCGTTGGCAAGGGATATCTCTGCATACTTCGCACCTATAGCAGGAGTGCCGCTTGCGCCAGTGGCGGTCGTTCCGTAGATACCGACCACGACAGAACCGCCGCCGCCGATGCCCGATACGCGCTTCAGCGTAAGCGTCGCGGAGACTATGGTCTTGCCGCTTATCGCGCTCCTGTCGAACCACATGCAGCCCCGTCTCAGAGTGCCGCCTCCGGTCGCGCCCTGATACAGCGCCGAGCCGAATGTTGATGTACTCAGCCAGTCGCCGCCCCATGTGCGGGTGTTTGTAGCGGTAAGTGTTGCGGTGGTCACAGTCGGTGCACTGGGTGCGGATGCGGTCACGAATTCAAGCGGCGAATATACCTCGCCGCCAAGGTATATCTCCATTTTGCCTGCCGGCAGCGTTTCGCCTGCTACCGTCAGTATTGCGCCCGCCTGTACCACAGCAAGGGATGCGCATGTGCCTGTACAGTTGCGCAGCACTACATCGCTGCCCGGATATGCCGTTTCAATGCCAAGCTTTGCATTTATGATGCACTTCAACAGATACAGCATGGTATAGCGGTTCGTTATTGCCGTGCCGGAGCTGGACAACGTGACCGATGTCAGATACACAGGTGCGCTGCAGCAGTATGTTCTGAATTCGTTCATGGTTCCGTTTGCGATCTCGATGGGGTGTCCGGATATTCCGTTTATGTAGAAGGAACCGCCCGTGACGTTCGCGGCGTTGATATGCACATATCCTGCCAGCCTTTGGTTTGCGAGACCGTCCAGTATGGCTTGCATTTCGCCTGCATTGGCAGGGGTGTATGTCCTTGCGCCTACCTTGCGGACGATGCTGGGGCTATTTATCTCATCTGCGGTTATCACATCAGCACGCAAACCGTCTTCATCTATCGAGACGATCTCCTCGCCGTCAGCAGAGTCTGCCACAGGAATGGATATCAAAGTTTCTGGCGACAGCAGCTTTATCCTGTTTTTCGATATCTCTATTTCGCTGCCAACAAACAGCTCCTGCGCAGCGGGTGACCATGCCGTGGCAATGTTGCCGTGTTCAAGTTTGAGATTGCGGAAGCCGTAGGACACACCTGCAGCAGATGAACCCGGGGTAAGATACACGACCTGACTGCCAACGGTTATTCCAGAAAAGCTTGCCAGCGTCTTCAGCCGCCATTCGCAGCGCGTCCATTTTCCTGCAGCTATCGTATTCTGCACGGTCTTGGTCGTTTCCGCAATCAGATTGGCGCCATTGGGCTCTCGCAGACCATTCAAGCCTATCTTGGTGCTTATGTTCGATGTGACTTCTACAGAAAGAGTGTACTCGGTGTTTTCTACAAGCTGTCCCGAAAGCAGACCGAAATGCACTATTACAGACCAGCCGCTTTGTGCGACGTTGTCGCGCGTCAGCTGACAGCCGCGTATGCCGCCGGTGTCCAATTCGGTCATTGTGTAACCGCCAGTTTGCATCGACCATGCCCAGTCCTGTGTGCCGTTGTTCGTTCCGCTTATCAGGTTTACGCTGCCAACATCAAGCCTTTCCTGCACTGTTGCGGTAATGGCATCCGGCGTTATCTTCAGCTCCGCTTGTGATACCCTTGAGGTCAGCGCGGATATATTGGCGGCGTTGGTATTTGCCGTGTTTGAAAGCGTCTTATAGCTCTCTGAGCTGGTCACAGTGGACACTATAGCGGTCGGCGTTATCTTCTGCTCTGCCGTAGTCACTCGGGAGGATAGCAACTCGATGTCTGAATCTACATCCTCCGGTGCGGGTGTCCAGTCTGTTGCACGGTTGCCCCGCTCAAACTTGATATCATAGAACGTGATCCGATTTCCGACGGCATTCGTACTTTCTTGATTGTTACAGTAGAACCACGGCTGAACGCTCAATACCCCATCCAGATCATCAAGGGTAATTGTGAGGATCACACGATTCCCATCCAGAGAAGTAATTGTCGTATACCCATCAGTGCGATGTTCGTAGTTCTGATACAACCAGATGTTCACAAGAGAATTCTTTCCCAGATCCTTCCCCTCAGAAGCATCCTTGAACCTTGCCGACAGGGTGTACTGCGATCCTGCTTCCACAGAGATGTTCTGTTTCGTTACAGCCCTGGCCCAGCCATCCGTATTCGTGGATGTCAGGATATATCCGTTGCTTTCGGTATCTTTTACAACGGTGGCACCGGCGCCCGTAACGAGCTCATTGTTCGCCAGCAGCAGATTCCGACCGCCCACCTCAATACCGTCGGCAGCGGCCTTCGCAGCCGCAATGTCGGCTTTATAGCTCGTGCTGGAGCGTACAGTAGAAACGATAGCGTCTGAAGTGATCTTTTGCTCGGCCTGGGATACGCGGGTCTCCAGCGCCTGCACATCGTCATCGTCTGCCTTGCCATCCACCAGCAGCCGCAGTGAGCCGTTGCCGCGTATGTCAACAGCGTTAAGCGCGTCAATCGTTGCCTCGTTGGCGAACAATTCGGTCACATTGATCTGTTTTGACGTGATAGTGCCCGCGAGGATCTCATTTGCTGTTATTGTCTGCGCGGCGATCTGCGCGGCGGTGATAGATTTTGCAACGATGACCGTGCCGTTGATGTAATTTTTATACTGGTCATCGGTCAACTGCGACATGCTCAAGCCCGAGCTGGTGGCGTTGATTTTGTAAATCAGTCCGTCATCTCCGGCAATAAGCAGCCTGTCAACTGACAGAGTGCCCGTCTTGATCACATCCGCACTGAGCTCGACTATTTTTGCCGTCGTGATGGAGCCGTCTGCAATCTGCGCCGTGCCAATAGCGCCGTCGTCAATAATGCCCGAGTCGGCGGTTATGGTTTTTGCGGCTATTTTTATAGCCGTTATCGACCCAGATTTGATTGCGTCTGCATCAACAGCTCCAGCAGCGATTTTTCCCGCCGTCACGGAATTGGCGGCAAGCTTGTCGGTGGTGACTGCCTCTGCCGATATATGTTTTGCCGCAACCGCTCCGGCGGCAATCTTGTCAGCTGTAACAGCATCAGCGGATATTTTCTCCGCATTTATTGCTCCGGCTTCGATTTTTTCTGCCGTCACGGAATTAGCGGCAAGCTTGTTTACGGTAACGACGTAATCCCCTAGGTGCTCTGTGGATACGGCATTGTTAGTTATGTGCTCACCGTCCACACTATCCACGCCAAGCTCTACACCGCCGACCGCGCCGACCGCTATCTTGCGCGATGACAGAGTACTGTCTCCTATCTGAGACGGGCTTATCTGTATATTGGCAAGTGTGGCAGGCTTACTGCCCAGTTCAATGTTGATATAATCACCGGCGAGCACGTCCCACTCGTATCCGACGACACGGATATCAAAATCATATCTGTAATCCTCGTGACGTATGCGGACAGTGTCGCCCATGAAAATACCGTTAAAAGCTGCAACAGCAAGCGCAGCATCAGTCTGCTGTAAATCAACATAGTCTACAGATACCGTCATTACGGGCTTGTCAATTTCGGCGTCAAACTCCTGCCGGGCGAGCCGTTCCACCTCCGCTTTAACTGCCGCGTCGGTCTTAAATCCTTCCGCGCCGGTCTTTACGTCCTTGTACTCATACTCGACGATATACGGTTGTGCATAGTCATTTATATACTGACTATCAATCGGGTCGCCGAATATCGGCTCATTTTTTTTGTTGTAGCCCACCGGAATTATGCGTGTAACGAGGTCGTTTGTATCCAGCTCGACGCTCATACCCGCCATGTTTTTGCGGTAAGCAATCGTAACTCCACGGTCACGCCCGATGCTCTGCATCCAGTAAATCGTGTAGTTGTCGCGTAATATCTCGCCGCCGACCTGCTCGACAAGTCCATCATTGGACAGCAGCGCAGCAATAGGACTTTTACGCTCTATATCCGCCTCTATCTGTTCCGTGACATCGGACAACGCGACAAACTCATGCGGATTGACGGCAGCATTCAGCACGGCGGTCAGCGCATCCGCACCGGTCTTGCCTTTTGTGCTGGCCTTTTTGATGTAATTGCGGCGCAGATCATAGCTTATATGCTGCGCCTCGACCTCTAGCGCGTCCAGTGTCGCCACCACGGACGACACGCGGAAAAGCTGCTCGCGGGTCTTGCCTTCCTCGCCGATAACTACCGCCGAGGATGTAGGTGTATCGTCTCGCACAAACACAAGGCTGTCGCTCCACATATAGCCGTTATTTCCATCCGGCGCGGTGACCGTGCTCCAATCGCCATTTTGGGCAGACACCGCTACTTCTGTGCCGTTTGAGTACGCTTTTATGACCCTGCCAGATGACAGACTGGGCTTTGTGCGCAAATTAAGCCGCTGCCCTGTGGAGGTCTGCACCTTATAGATGCGCTGGGTCTCGCCCTGCGTCTGCTGTATCTGCACAGCGGGAGTATATCGCACGGGCGCGGGTGTCTTTATGACCATCTCATTAGCGATGGTTACTGTGCGCTCATTTATCGCCAGCTCAAGCCGCAATATATACTCGCCGTTGAGCTTTTCTGCAATCGTTGCCGACAGGCAATGATTATCAAGCGCAAAAAGCCCGTTGCCGCTGAAATCATCGGCTGTTGCCGGGTAAATCGTCATCATATCTTACGCCACCTCGGTGTTATGGTCAGCGACGTTATCGCGCCGGAATAGGACACGGTGTTTATTCCCGGTCTCAAAACCGGGAATGCACCCACCATGTTGTTATTGACAAGCTGATTGCCCATATACGCCTCCTGCTGCTGGGTATCGAGCATTACCGTGCCGGACAGGTCGGCCACTGACAATATAGTGTCGTTAATGCGAATCTCAAATGAGCCGTTGCATACAACAGTGATAAGCGGCTCGGAATAGACCGCGCATGGATTGATGACGGTCTGCGGCGATGCGGTAACAGGGATGTCAGCAGCGGCGACGCTACGAAACGGCTGCGCGACAAACGTAATAGTGCTGTCGTATCCGCCGTCAAAATCTCGCGGCGAATAATGCACATCGCCGCTTATGCGCGCATTCCAATATGCGCTGTCGCCGTCAAAACTGAGCGCGCCGGAGCCGACAAGCCATGCTCTGACGGCTGCAAAATCGGCATCCGGCAGCACACATATGGGTACCCTTATCTCTATGGGTGAGTATGCTCCTTCTCCTTTCCACAGATCGCCGTTGCGTCCGGGAATCTCTATGGATTCGCCGCGCTCCTGAGGCGTGGCAACAGTAGCGCGGGAAGTCAGTACTACGCCCATGTCGGCATTGGTAATGCCGTTAAAGCTCATTATGTTCCGCATTTTACAATCCCTCCGCTATGTTTGCTGCGCGCTGCTCTGCCGCAAGGCGCTGGCTCAACATGCGCGCTTCCCTGCGCGTGCCTGCGCCGGCCGTATAATTGATGTTGTAAGTGTTTCCGCCATTGCGCATGGTGCTTGCCGACGCGCCTGATGCGCCTGATGTTACAGCCGAAACATCCGGTCTAACAGCCGCCGCATATGCCTGCTGTACTGCCGCCAGTCGGTTGTTAACGCCAACGATAAGACCGTCCATCGACAGCTCGCCTATCTCCTCAAATTTCCGCGACGGGGAATGGATGGCAAGCGCATGCCGTGCCGACTCGGTTGCAGCTTTGGCAGCTCCGGCTGCCGCCGCCATTACTTCGTCGTATTTAAATCCCAAACCACGGATAAAGCCGTCCATGGTCTGCTCGCCTATCTCCTCAAAATCATCAGGCAGGTCTTCCAGCTGCTCGGTGGTGTCGTAAAGCATGCCAAATGCATCCGTTACCTCGGTTATGCCGTCAGCCGCTTCCGGACTGTTTGCCGCCCAGCTATTAACAAGGTCATTGACGGGTGTAAAGTCAAGCCCTTCATACTTTTCCAGCACGTTACGGTATTTTTCGCCCATTGCGGTATCCTCGTATCCGGAATAACCCAGAGGATACAAAAAGCTATACCATTTGTCGTAACCGGCCTCTTTTGCCTCAGTTATCAGCTTGACCGTTTCGGGGCCAACGCCAAGCGCCTCAAGTTCCAGGTCTATCAGTTCGCGATAGCGTGCATCTCTTTCCTCGTTTAGAGTTTTAAGCTCCGCGTCCAGTTCGGCCAATTCGGCTTTTTCGGCCTCGGCGAGCACAGCTATATCTGCATCAGTCAGTCCCTCGGCGCTAAGTGCGTTTGCGTATTTAGCGCTGACATCTGCGCGCCTTTGCTCAAGGTCATCAACATTTAGCCTGTAGTCCAGCTCGATATATTCCACCGCGAGAGCTTTGTCGGTTTCCGTGCCCACTCCCGCCAGCGTCTTGCGGTATGCCCACTCATACGCCTGACGGCTCGCATCTGTTGCATCCAAAACATAACCCGTTGTTTCTCCCAACTTGAGCAGCAGCCTGTCAAGCTCTTCGATTTCTGCGTCGGTCATGGCGCGGTTTTCTGCGACAATGTTGCTGACAAATTCCGTAACGGCGTTACTATCTGTCTCCAGCATCTCCGTCATGTCACCGGTCTGCTCGTCCAATGCCCTTAACTGACGCGCATGCGTTTTAGGATCGATAAGCCCCTCGTCAAGCAAGGCATTAAGGTCTTCTCTTCGGCGTTCATAATTGGTCGTAATCGCCGTAAACCCTACCTCGATAATCCCATCAAGATCCCCCATATACTGGTCGAGTTCCTGCTGGGTTTCTGCTTTGCCATCAGTCAGCCATGTTATCGCGCTGCCGCCCCACTCTACAAGGTCGGCGTTAACTTGTACCTTTGCATTAGCGGTTATCGTTATCTCTTCGCCGTATGTAAAATCATCTATGTGGTAATCACGCAATTCGCTTTCGTCCACATCGACATCCAGCGTTGTTTTTGCCGTCACACTGTCCATTGCATACGCAAGTCCTGCAACGGCAGCAGCCGTGACTGCGATACCCGCTACGACCGGGCCACTGGCACTCAGCAGCGCAGAGACCGCCGAGAAGCCTTTTTTCAGCGCGCTCAGATTTTTAATCATGCCGCCCATGACAGATATGCCCTTGGAAACTCCGGCTATCCAAAGTGCGGTGCTCACGATATTCTGAGCCTCTTCCGCGCTCATTCCGCTGAGTTTTTCGGCAAAATTCTCGATAGCTCCCGCCGCAACGTCTATCATGGGAGCAAGGCTCTGCCCAAAGGATATGGCTGCGTTATTGATGCGATTAAGCGCCGCGCTGAATCTTTCCGCCGCAGAGCTTGTGCGCTCGTCAAACATCGTGTCCAGTGTTCCGGCGGAATTGCCGAGATCATTAAGGATATCCGCATACGTTTCAGCGGACGCACCGCCCAGCAGCATAATCTGTGACAGCGCATCTACGCTGCCAAAGAGCTTTGCAAGGCTCTCAGCATCGCCGCCGGTCGCCTCCATGACCATCGCCAGAAACTCGGTAAAACCCATCGCCTCAACCGCAGCCGCGTCAAACTGAATGCCCAACCTTGCAGCCTCTTCCCGTGCCTCTGCTGTCGGCTTGATGATTGCAGACATAACGCCCTTAAGGCCTGTCATTGCCGTGCTTGTGCTCACGCCGCTCAGAGTCAGCGTTGCTACTGATGCCAGCACCTCATCCAGCGTAATGCCCAGCTGCGGCGCAAGGCCGGTCACCTGACCGATTCCGGCAGCCAGCTCGCCAATGGTGGTTTTGCCTCGCTGCTGAGTTTTGAGCATCTTGTCAAATACAGAGTCCGCATCTGCCATCGATATGCCCCATGCATTGATGATAGAGGTCGAGCCCTCAATTACAGTCGTTACATCAGACATACCCGCCTTTGCAGCCTTACCGGCTTTTTCCACCAGCTCCGCAGCGTCTGCGGTAGCAATTCCTGCCGAAATAGCCTGATACTCTGCCGCCGCTATCTCAGTAGCCGCAAAGCCGGTCGCGTCGGAAACTTGCAGCACCTCAGTAGTCAGATCATCCATGCTCTTTGCCGACGTGTCCGCTATCGTGGCGACATTTGCCATCTCATCCTCTAGCGACATCCAGCCCTTGACCGCATAACCGGTCACACCCACGGCAAATCCCATAGATACAGCCGCTACCTTATCGCCCACGCGCTGCATTGCGCCGCCCACACTGTCGGCGGTTATGCCCAGCTCCTTGAGCCGTGCCGCATACTGTCTGGACTTGCTGCCAGCGATGTCCATCTCAGCATTGAGCTGCCGCAATTCCTGTTCGGTGCGATTGACAGCCGCCTGCGCCATATTGAGGTCTTTTGCAAGCGCCATAGTCGCCTCGGCTGCGTCCTCGCCCTTTGCAGCACTCTCCTGATATGCCTTGTTGATAAGATTTACCTTGCTGCGCTGCGCCTCAAGTCGGCGCGTAAGTATATCCTGCTGCTGTGTCAGCTTTGCAAGCGATTTGTCTCCTGCCTCATACTGTGAGTTGAGCAATCTCTGCTGTGTGTTAACAAGCCCAAGCGTATTCTGGATGTTTTTCATGCTGCGGGTGTATTCCTGTTCTCCCGACAGCGACAATACCGTCCTCAGCTCACGTTTTGTTGCCAATCAAAATTCCCCCTCGTTAAGCAGCTCGGAGACCTTTTCGCGCTTATGCCGTCTGTGTGCCAGTGCATCCAGCCATGCAAAAAGCTCACGCGGAGACGATTTCCAGAATTGCCGCATGTCCTTGCCCCCTGTCACGGTGACATAAGCGTCAAAAAGTTCGCGCCAGGGGAATGTCAGTTTTTTTCGTCGCCCTCTGGAGCGGCGTTTTTGTCCGGCGATGCCATCATCTCGGACACTGCCGATATGACCTCGTCAAAGACCATATCAAAGTTGTCGTATGTAAAAATCTCCTTGCTGAATTCCTTCCACGTCAGTTTGTTGCCAGCTGACGTGAGCGCGCTGTAAGCCATTACCATAACAGCGGAATTTTTGACCTGTATCAGCTCGCGGATGATGTCGCGCACATTTACATCACGTCCGTATTGCAGCAGATAGGTCTGCTCCGCGCGACTCAGCGCCTCCATGTCAAAATCCATCTGGTAGGTCTTACCGCCGATCTTGATATAGCGGCTGTTAGTTTTAAGCTCCAGAGAGTTCATTGTTTCACACTCCTTTTTTTGATATCCATAGCAAAACCGCCCATTGTCGAGCGGCTTTGCTGCGATTACCAAAAAATCCCCATCGCGCAGGATAGTCAACGCGATGGGGAACATGTTTTAGTCGGCAGTTTTCTGCACGGACGCAAAAAATGCGGTCATAGCCTCTTCGGAGCTTACAACGGCAGTTCTGCGATATTTGCGGTCGGTGGGACGGCGAGAGAAATTAAACTGGAAGCTGTCAGGCTCAGTATTGGGGCCGTTAGCGTCCGAGGTGTTGTAAGTACCGTCGGGGGGAGCCATCGTGCAATCGTAATACCAGTTGCAGCGGTACTGCTTTGCGCCGGTGGAGGTGTTTTCCTCCATGACGGCAAAGCCAAACGCGCCACGGGGAGAGGTGTCGGAGTCGCCGCCGACCTCATAGTCTACCTCTTCACCGACAGTAATGCCGTACAGGATCTTTGCACGGTCAGCCTCACTCATAGTATGAGTGCTGAGGTCGATAGTGCCGCCGGAAACATTGGATTTGTTGTAGATGGTCGCGCCGCTCTCGTAAACGGTGGACTGGGTCTTATTGTGGGTGACGCCAACAGACACAGCGCCGCTCAGCTTGCGGGGAGTGCCGTAAGAGATAACGCCGTCTGCATCGGTCAGGTCAGCCCAATAAGTGTCAAGGACAGTAAGTCTCATTTGATTACCTCCCATTTGTCAATGTCAATTGAGTGTTGATAATAATTGTTGTCAGTGTCAACGAGCCATTCGCGGCTCGTTATAGTCCAGCCGTCATTTCGCAGCGCGCGCACTATGCTGTCTATCAGATCATCATTATTGACGCGCTGGAAAACAGTCACTCTGTAGGAGACAGCCTCCGTCACGGCACGCCCGGACTCATAATCGTCGTCTGCTGCGTAATAAGGCTGATAAGTTATTGCCGCATCGAGCCCGGCAGGCATTTGATACTGATATGTCGGCAGTATGCTTTCAAGCAGATTTTTAAGTCTCTCGCTCATTTGCTGTTCTCCTCCCATACCCGCATCATCGTCTCGACGACTTGTCTTTCAGCGTTTTTGACCGCAGTGCTCATAAACGGACGCGCCGGGACTTTGCTTGTGCCGTACTCGGCGATAAATGCGACCGTCTCAACGCGCTCACCGCTCGGGTGTCGATCGTCTTTTCGTCGTCCGGCAGGCCATACCTCTATTGCGCTTTCGCCGCTTTTGTACTTTACGGGGCGCTTTTTGATACTATACCAAGTCGCGCCGGTGTCCCATATGCGCATCGCTTTTATCTGCCTTTTGACCTCATCCACAAGCACCTCGCCGCCTGCGTCGACCATCGCTTCAGCGATTTCCGGCGTTTTCACGGCCTCCTTGGCGATGTCGTCCATAAGCTTATCAAGCCCTAGTGCGTTTATACGTGCCATGCCGTCATCGCCTCACATACGAGATTGACTACCGTTCCGCGTCTCTCTACGCGTCGGACGCGATACATCGTCTCGCCATACTCAACAAACGGCTCGTCCGCATAGTCGGCAGCGTATACCTCTATGCGCATGCTCAACTCATGTCCTACAGCCTCCGCTGCGTAATACTCATCGGCGTTAACTGCGCCGGTTGCGACCCATACGCTCCTGCTATTGTCTGTATCCGGCAGCCCGGTAATGGTGTTGAGCGCGTCCGTCGTCACCCGGCGCGGCACTAGAGCGGCACGTACAAAATGCCGCTCGCCGCGTGCTAGAGTAACATCCGCAATCGGCTGATGATTGTCATCATCAACGCCGTGATATACACGAGTTATCCGCCACGGTTTTTCGGCAATTACGGCGATATCAAATTCTGCAACGTCTGCATCGTGGATACGGATTTTTTGCGTAATATCGCCGGTTTCAGCGCCGCTGCCGGACTCGTACCGCAGCAAACCGTACCAGTTAACATATGACGGCTCAAGCCCTGCCACCGGCGACGCTTCGCCGCGTCCGGGACGGACACGATAAATGGTGCAAATCCCTGCATCAAGTATCATTGTCACGTCCCTCCTTCAGCCAGCGCTCACGTCTTGCCAAGCGCAGCCACTCAGGCATGTGTCCGTGCTGCTCGCGGTTGCCGTAAGCCCATGCCGCCATGTCTACCAGCAGCATTATGTCGTCGGTCGTGTCGGTGAGCACAATGCCATTGTCTACAAATCTGCCTATCTCAGCGTCAAGGCGTGCAAGCAGATAAGCATCCAGATTGTTATCAGCACGATTGAGTCTGATCTTAAGCATGCTCAACGCTACCTGTTTTGACTGCTCTATCATCATGCTCACCTCCTAGCGTTTAGTCGCCGTTTGCCTTGTCGGGTGCAAATTCGGCGGTCATAACAGGAGCTGCGCCCAGACCGATGGCGATAAAAGCCTCGCCGAATACGGGACGGCCGTCATAACGGGCAGTTGCCTTAAATACAGTCTGATCCTCGATAAAGCGTACATGCTCAGACTGAGCCATTGCAGTGCCCGCGCGCTCTACCAGCAGATACAGGTCGCCGTAGCCGCAAATGATAGTGCCGTCGGGCATTACGTTGTCGGTTACGATAACAACAGTACCGCCCACCACGGGCATGGCGGAGCCAAAGCCGGACACGATAGAGCCGGAGGCGTTAAAGGTCATTGCCTCAGCCATCAGCTGGAGGTGAGTCGCCTCGGTCATTACCCAGATCTTGCCGCCGGTAGCGTAACGGCTGCGTGCCTTACCGGAGGCAAGCGCCAGCTCACGGAACAGTTCTACGCCGTTAGTACCATCCTCGATGGTGATAACGTTGGTAGTGCTCAGATTCTTCCACTCGGGCTCATGTGCGCCGTAGTTGTCGGGCTGCACGGTCTGCGCGAGTCGAGTTGCAATACCTACGGGCATCTTGTTGCCGGTGCCGAAAAGGATGGCCTTATCCAGAGCCATGCCGATGGCCTGACCGAGGGCGTTAAAGATCTCGGTTGCAAGGGCGATGTCGCTGTCCTCCAGCACGGCGTTGCAGACTGCGATATAGCCGCCCACCTTGTAGCCGTCCACATCGATCTGACCAAATGCCAGAGACAGCTCATTGAGGGTAGCGCACATCTCAGTCCAAACGGCCTCGGGAATAGTGCCAGTAACGCGCTGACGTGCCTTGCCGGGTACTCGGCGCAGGTTGACATGTCTGATAAGGCGGGAGTACTCGCTTATCTGGTCGCGCAGCAGTCCAAGAGCCACATCAGGGATAAGCAGCTCCTTGCCGGTGATGGTGCTTGCAGCGGCGCGGAATTCGCGGACGCGCTGCAGGAAATCCTTGATATCCTGCCTTGCAAAAAACGCGTCGCGTTCCTGCATGCTCATTCCAAAAAACTTCCTGTTGTCCATTTTCTTTTCTTCCTTTCTTTTTTCGGGTTCTGCGGGAGCTTTAGGCTCCTGCTTTACCTTGTCGTTCAGAGTCGCCAGCTCCGCATCGATGTCTGCTATCTGCTGACGCAGGTCATTCTGCTTCTGCTGGTTTTCGCTGATGTTCTGCTGATGTTCATTCTGCTGGGTTTCAAATTCAGCCACAGCAGCATCGAGGTCGGCGCGGTCTTCGGCGGAAGTCTCTTCGGTGACCTCCTGTATTGCCGCCTCAAGCTCTGCCTCCCGGGTCTGTATCTCAGCGCTGCGCTTTTCCAGCTCGACGGCAGCCTGTTCCGCCTGTGCCAGCTGCGCAGCCAGACCGGCGCGTCGATGGGCAAGTACTGTCTGTCTAAGCATCCCTTTTAAGCCTCCTCAAATTATTCAAGCGCCAGCTCTCAAGCTGACGCTTTTTAATATCGTTGTAGTCTCTCTGCCTTGCGGATACGCTAGTCTCCTTATACGCGGGGAAGGTGCAAACGCTCACCTCATAGAGCTTGACGCGGCGTATAGTCCAATGCACTGAGCCGTCGTCGCGGTAATCAGTATCCTCATCAAGTATCTCAAATCCAAACGAGCACTGGTCTACATCACCGCGCTGTACTCTGGCATAGATATTCATCGCGTCTGCGTCTGCCTCGTTGATTTCGACACGTCCCCACAAGCCGCGCTCATCCACGCGCAGTTCCAAAGTGCCTGCCTTGTTGCGTCCAAGCACCAATTCTGTGCGATGGTCTACCAGTGCCCGGATATCATCTTCCAGCGCACCCTCAAAAGCGGTGGGAGCGATGCTCTCAGTCGCACCCGGCCACAGCTCGTATACTGCGCCAAATACGGCAAAATAGCCCTCTATGCACTTTTTTCCGTCGCCATCCTGTGCACGGTATTCGGTGGGTACGCCGCGCGTCTGATACTGTTTGCGCTTAACTGTCTGCATTGTCGTCACCTCCTCCTGTCAGTTTTTTCTGATCACCCAGCCGGTCGGCAGGAATGTAATTTTCCAGCGCGAGCAGCTCTGCCATGTCCTCATCAGGCGACAGCCCGACCCAGTCACGCCACTCATTGCGGCGCATCGCCATACGGTCAACCATCTCCTTGCCTGCCGTGATTATCTCCTTGATATCATAGGCGTAGAGACTGCGCGGGTTAAACTGCCAGTACAGGTCTGGTGAATACAACAGCTTACGCGTCAATTCCTGCTCTATGGCTTTTGCCATTGGCATTACCCGGGTGCTTATAAATGCATTATGAGCATCCTTGCTGTAATCACCCACACCGACCATATACGGCGGTACACCCATCACTCCGGCAATGGTACGCTTGTCGAGCTCGACGTTTTGAGCGATAGCGAGGTCATTTATCGTAAGCGGTTTTACTTGTTCAAGGGCAAACGCTTCCGCCGGAATAAACCACGGCTTGCCATTTTCTACGCTGCCAAGATATTGCTGTGCTAGCTTGCTGCGTCCGGAGGCGCTTGCAAACTCCTCAGTCAAGCCGTCCACTTTGACGACAAGCGACGGTGCGGGGCTCTCCATCAGTGCGCGCTTTGTGGCATTAGCCTGTTTTAGAGCGCGCGCTACATCGGACAGTACTGCCCGATATCCGCTGCCCTTCCACGGCGTTTCCGGATCAGGATTGACGGTAAAATGCAGCACCTCATCCGGGTGCAACTGCTTGTCGCCGTATCGTATCCGATATCCGTCTGCCGTCTCGGCAAAAGACCATGCGGACGGCTTTAGCGGTATAAGCTCAGACAAATAACCCTTACTGTCGTAAATCGGATATGTTATCTGATTTCCCTCACCGGCAAGCATCAGTGTGTAAACAATGTTGTACATCCACGCTTTGCGAGTCATAAGACTGTACGGCTCAATATCCAGCTTGCGCGACAGCTCATTCTTCACGCGCACATCGCCCAGCGGTGTGTTTTGCATAAGATGCAACGTCATGGAGGATATCAGGTCGGCATATACATGCGCGCACATCTGCACCTCCGGGCAGTCCTGCAACCGTCTGTAGCCGTCGCCGCACAGCACCTTATATGCATCCGGGCTGCACAGCCATGCTGTCTGATATGTATCAGCGGGAGCATCGCGGCTCTTTACAGCTCGCCAGCGATCAAAAAACCTACTCATTCAACCACTTCCTCGCGTTCGTCGCTTTTTCCAGATTCTCCAGCATTCGCACGACGGCAAATACGTCCGCGTCGAATATATCGATACGACGTTCCGGCTCGACCTTTTCGTACTGAATCATGTCGTCCGTCTTCTCTATCGCACGGACATTGCCCACGCAATACTCGTAAGCTTCGCTGCCCAGATAGTACAGTTCGCCGTTTTTCGCTTTCTTCTCGATGTGCCGAAAGCCTTCGGACTTTTTATAAAAGTACTGCGGCTGGTCTACTACGGCAAATCCCGCTTGTTTCATGCCCAAAAAGTATTCACGGCAAAACTTGCGGTCATGTCCGACTTGTTTTATCTTAAATCCCTTTTTGCGCATATCCACAAACCAGTTGACTATCTCCGCATGATTTACGGTTGGCGCATTGGACATATCCAGCCACCCGTTGTCTTTCCAGCCAAACAGCGGTATATTGTCCTCATCCGCTTTTGCAACAGCCGCCGCCAGCGGGAACCATGCATGGGTGATGGCTATATCAATGCCCTTATACTGCCCATGGAGCGCACCAGCCGTCATGTCGTGGAGTTTTGACAGGTCAGCGCCGCCATACCATTGGATAGGCAGTTTGACAAGATGCGCAAGCTTCTTCGCAAGGCTCCACGCAGGGTCAATGCCCAGTTCCTTTTCGGCTTCGCGGTTGCTTTTTGCAAACTCATCAAGATTAAAATAGGCGCGCATGGACGACACAAAGATATTGAGGGAGCGTGTCAAAAAATCCTTGCGCTGTTGCGGGTCGTTTTGAGCCTGCACAGCGGCGGTCATCATGTCCTCTGGACGGACGGATATACCATAATTCGGATTAGCTTTTTCGTGCTCCAGCGGATTCATGTAATCCACGTCGCCGTTTTCATCTTCGTCAGCCTTGCAGACAAAAATAAAATACTGGTCGTCTCGATAAGAGCCGTCCAGTACTCCCTTGCAGTATCTTAGTCTCTGCGCGCAAAAGCTTGTCGGGTCGTCACCCGCCGTAGTAATGGCAACCACAAGCTTATTTGTATAAGCTTTTGTAGATTCCTTCAGTCGGTTGTAAGGGCGCGGATTACTATAAGCGTGTATCTCATCTGCAATAACAATGTTACAGTTAAGAGAGTCCTGCTTATCCGGGTTATACGCAAGCGCCTGCATGTGCAGTGAGCCGCCGTCGAGATCATCGTGTCCTATGCTGTGCTCCATGTTGTTATCCAACACGCGCCAGCCGTCTGCCTGTGCTGATTTGCGGTCGGGGTACAGCACGCGGCCGATGTTAAAGTCCCAGTTGTCAAACGTCTCCATTGCCTGCTTTAAGGCAGCGGCGACAACATATATTTTCGAGCCGCTTTTGCGTTCCAACAGCCCCAGCGCCCATGTGAGCGCCGAAACGAATATTGTCTTGCCTGATTTTCTAGGCACAAAAATAAGCGCCTCTTTTACGATGCGCTCATTTGTCCCGGGCTTGTAAAATATAAGCAGCCCGTATACTATATACTTTTCCCACGGCTCCAGTATAAGCGGTTCGCCTCTCAGCGGCGTTCCGTCCAGCCTCTGACCCTGCCGATGTCTAAAAGTCTTTTCGATAATCCTGATAACAAAATCGGCATCCCGTGTCCGCACCTCAAAACGGTCATCCTCGACCATGTCGAGGAATCGCTTGCAGCCCTGTATCAGCTCGCGGCAGGCGATCTTTTTGCCTTCTGCAATACTTCGCGCATAGCTCAAGACCTCATCGGCATATTTACCAACCATCAATCATCAAGCCCCCTGAGAGCCTGCACAAGCGCATTGACCGGTTTGCTGTTGTCTGGCCTCGTCGCCTGTTCATTGAGTTTTTTTAGGCCTTGCGGAGTCAATCCCAACTGCGACATGTAATTAAGTATATCCCGCCGCAGTCCTTCCAGTGTTATAACTATCGGCGCTTTTTTAGAGCCTGAGACAGTTTCCTCGTAGTATTTGTATCCGCCATCCTCAAATTGTTTTGTTAAAACATCGTACTGCCTTTTTAGCTGACACAATATCTCTATTGCAGGATCGTACTGGCTTTTATACGTTCCGAGCGACTGCATCGCCTCACGCATCTGTGTTTCGGGTTTCTTCGTTGCCATACAGTCACCTCCATTTTATTTTTCAAATTCCTGCCGGAGAGGGAAAGATC